TAATATGAATGATTATAGAGAAACATTAGACGATAATAACAAAAAACTTTTTGATTATTTTATAAAATATAAATCTGAAAGCAACACTTTTATAGAGACGGGGTGTCACAAAGGTATTGGTTTAACTAGCGCTATTAATGCTGGTTATACAAAACTTTATTCATGTGATATATTTGGAGATAGGGTAGATTATTGTAGCAATCTCATTAGTGAAATGGTTGATAATGATAAAATTGTTAAACCCGAGTGTGTTGAGATTTATAAGTGTAGTTCAGTACAATTTTTAACAAGGGTGTTGCCTAAAATTGATACCGATGCTACTTTTTGGCTCGATGCACATGACGAAGGTGGTGGTATGCCTTTAAATGAAGAATTAGATCTTATAAAAACGTTATTTAAAAATAAAACAAGTACAATTATTATGGATGATATACCATCATATCTATCTAAAGATCAAACACTTGATATTAAAAATCAAATAAAAGATATAAACCCAGATTATAAATTTGATTTTATATCTACAGCAGGTCCAGACTATATAATGGTTGCTTCTACAAAATTTAGTTGACATCTAAATTTAAAATAATATAATAGTTGTATGAAGACAGCTTTGGTATGTGGTGCAGGTGGGTTTATTGGTAACCATCTTGTTAGTAGGCTTAAAAAAGAAGGTTATTGGGTACGTGGTGTAGATCTTAAACACCCAGATTACGGAAAATCAGAAGCCGATGAATTTATAACGGGGGATTTAACAGAAAAAGATATAGTTGAAAGATGCATTAGAACTGGAAGCTATTATGGTACTGTACCAAAACAATATCAAGGACAATTTGATGAAATATATCAGTTAGCTGCTGATATGGGTGGAGCCGGGTATATTTTCACCGGTGAGCATGATGCAAATGTTATGAGAAACTCAGCAACTATTAATTTACATATCCTAGATGCAATCAACCGGCTAAATCAATTTGTTAAAACACCCTGGTATAATGATTCTCGAGTTATGCCATATGATCAGGTTACAACTAAGATATTTTACAGCAGTTCTGCATGTATGTACCCCGAACACAATCAATTAGATCCTGATAATCCTAATTGCGAAGAAAGTTCAGCATATCCTGCTGCACCTGATAGTGAATATGGTTGGGAGAAGTTATTTTCCGAAAGGCTATACCTTGCATATCAACGAAATTATGGTATTCCTTGTGCTATTGCTAGATTTCATAACATTTATGGTCCTAAAGGTACATGGAAAGGTGGTAGAGAAAAAGCTCCAGCTGCTATTTGCAGAAAAGTGGCGTTAGCCAAAGAAGGCGAAGATATCGAAATATGGGGTGATGGTACACAAACACGTTCTTTTCTATATATAGATGAATGTATTAATGGTATAAGAAAATTGATGGAGTCAGACTGGTCAGGTCCAGTAAATTTAGGATCAGATGAAATGGTGACTATTAACGCATTAGTAGAAACTGCGGAAACTGTAGCCGGTAAAAAATTAGGTAGAAAATATATTGAAGGACCACTAGGAGTAAGAGGCAGAAATAGCGACAACAAACTTATTCAAGAAAAGCTCGATTGGTCACCACACTATCCTCTTATTAAAGGCATACAACAGACGTACGATTGGATTTGGGATCAAATCAACCAAGAATCGCTTGTTGATCATTCAAGTATATAGTCTATACTGGTTTATATGTCGGACAAATCGTTAGATTTAGATTACTATGAGAATGTAGTATTGTATAAAAGTTTTACTGATTCTAGATATTTGGGATCAATAATAGACCATATTCAACCAGTATATTTTACTAATAAACACTTTAAAAGCATTATTAGCATTATAAAAGCGTTTTTTATTAAGAGACAAACTATTCCTTCTGCTACAGAAATTGCTTCTTATTGTATTACACAAGAACTAAAAGTAAACTTAAAAGAAACACTACTAAAAATTGAAAAATTAGATAAAAATTATAATGAAGATGAATTGTATGCTAATACAGAACGGTTTCTAAAAGAAAAAGCCGTGTATCATACAATGCTTGAAGTAGCGGATGACTGTAGTAAAGGTAAAGTAGAGCCTACTATTATATTTGACAAGTTTGAACAGTGTTGTGGTATAAATTTATCAGTAGATTTAGGTCTAGACCTTATTTTAGACCACGAAAAGTTAATTGATAATCTCCAAATTGAAGAACCCACGATATCTTCCGGGTGGGGGTGGGTAGATGATAAGTTAGATGGGGGATTCCTAGAAAATGGTAGAGCAATATATGTGTTCGCAGGTGAAACTAATGTCGGTAAATCGGTTTTTTTGGGTAACATAGCAGTAAACATAGCAAAACAAGGAAAAACGGTGTTAGTAGTATCACTAGAAATGAGTGAATTCATGTATGCTAGACGGTTAGCTGGTAATTTAACAGGAATTGAAATAAACAGCTTAAGACTAGAAATTCCTGAACTAAGAAACAAGTTAAAAGAACAAGTTACATCAAACCCTAAGGGTAAAATTTTGATTAAAGAATTTCCACCTAGTACCATTACAGCTTCACAGTTGGGAGCATTTATGAAAAAGGTAAAACAGAAAGGAATTAAAATTGATGCTTTTGTTCTTGATTATGTTAACCTAATGCACTCACCAATTGGTAATAATAGTTATGAAAGGGTAAAATATGCTACTGAACAAGTTAGAGCGTTATCTTATACCCATAACTGCCCTATTATTACTGCCACACAGTTAAATAGGTCGGGATATGATACTCAAGACCCGGGATTAGACACAATAGGTGAAAGTATGGGGCTCGCCATGACTGCAGATGCAATATTTTCTATTTATCAAGATGAAGAAGATAGGGGGTTAGATCAAATTAGGCTTGGTGTTATGAAAAACCGGTTTGGAGCTAACTATGGTGCCACCGAACTAAGTATACACTACCCAACACTAACTATAACAGACGGTGATCAAGGTGACATAAACAATTCAACTCAAGATGTAATGAATTCAATAGAAGCCTTAGCAAATAGTTGAGAATGATGAAAAATTTACTAATTATTAACAATGAACAGTAAAAATTACGTATTTACTGATTCGGATTTAGACGGTGTGGGTAGTTTAATGGTGTTGGGGTGGTTATTAGGTGAATCCCCCTATAAGACAACTACACACAAAAACTTTAGAGAAGATTTTCTAAATTTTTTAACCAATAATAAAATTTCCGAATACGATAACATATATATTTGTGATTTAAATGTAAGTGAACACAGTGACATACTTAATTACAAAAATATTATTGTTATTGACCACCATAATGGTAAAGACAGCTATGTTAACTTTGGAAAACCACAATTAATATTAGATAGTAACTACCCTTCTACTACAAAGTTAGTATTAAAACACCTTCTTTGTAAGGACAAAAGTACAAGTTCCAAATTAAACAAACAAAAAGCTAAATTAATTGAGCTAGTAAATGATTACGATTCATATAAGTTAGCTTTAAAAGAAAGTATTGGGCTTAATCAAGTTTTGTGGAGTTATACAGGTAATAGAGTGCAGAAGTTTGTTGAAGAGTTTAAAGAAGGGTTCAAAGAGTTTACATTGTTTCAGAAAAACATGATTACTCTTGCAAATCGAAAAATAAAATCGTTTTTACAAGAATGTGACGTATTTACACTAACAACAAATATTGATGGAAACCAGAAAAAGGTTATATCTTGTATGTGTGACCATAATATTAACGAAGTAGCATCGGGGTTACTGAAAATTCACAAGGCTGATATTGTGTTTATCATTAATTGTAAATCAAAATCAGTCAGTTTTAGGAAAAAACCTGGCGAAAAAACAAATTTAAACAAATTAGCATCAAAGCTTTGTAATGGTGGTGGTCATACCGACTCAGCAGGAGGAAAAATAAACGAAACACTTTTAAAGTTTACAAAACTGTTTAAACCAGCGGGACTATGAAAAACGAAGACCACAATCCCGTAGAATCGACAAGAAGTAAAGAAACGGCCCATGCTTTTATGGGGTTCTGTTCTTTTATTTCCATAATTAACAACAAAAAAGTAAATTTACCCAATATCTTTATTCTTTTATTAAAAGACTCTAAATTACGTACGTTGTTTAAGGAAATAATAGACGTTGACACTGATTTTGAAATGGTACGGCTGTTTTTACACTATGATCCGTCACTTCATAAAAGTAAATACATTATGAAATACATAAACAGCAACAAAAAGAAATTGATTATGTGAGAAATGTGTTATAATGAGTAGGTGACTGAATTTGAAAAGCTAATTTACAATATACACCTTAAAGTTTCTAGAGTAATACAAAATAAACCATACAAATTTAGGAACAATTTCGAAAATCTTACTGAAGACAAACAAATGTTTTGCAAAAAACTTGCTCAGTTTTTTAATAAGCATAATCACATAAACGTAGAGACGTTTTTTAAGGCACCTTATGAAGTATACACCGACAAACCAAGTTTAGATCTAAAATTTTATACATCTTTAAAGGCATGTAAGCTATATTTCGATTATATCAATAAGCTTAACAAGCAAGATATAAATTCCCAAGAAACAAAACAGTTCTTTCAAGAATCCGCATTGTTTATAACCCGATATTGCATAGAAAACAAGATTACGTTCCATAATTACGTTTCATATAAGGAAAACCCCACAGATAACCTGAATATATTCTGTTCTCACCTTAAATCCGGAAATGTTTCCATATATCTACTGTTTATGTACGAGAATTTCGAAAAACAACTAAAAAGCCATGACAAAGATATATTAAATTTCATGCTCAAAGATGTTATAGCAGATATTAGTCAGCATCGAGTAAAATTCTACAATAAAAAGAAAGAAACCAAATTATTTTTTGAAAAAGTGGTAAATCACTGTAAAAATAAAGTTGATTCTATTGTCGGATAATATATAATAATGGAAGTAACGGTAACAGTGTTACCATACGAACAAAAATTAAAAATAACTAATAAAAATTAAAATGACAGATATTAAATCATTATTTGAAAGCATAAAAACCGAAATGACTAAGGACGGAGGGAATTCCAATCGTTCTCAGTTTTTGCGTACAGAAGTTGGTAATACGTACACAGTGCGTTTGTTGCCTAACATAAAAGACCCAAGCAAAACATTTTTCCATTACTATACACATGGGTGGACTTCATTTGCTACAGGCCAATACATTAATCAAATCAGTCCTCAAACGTGGGGTGAACGTGATCCTATTGGTGAAACACGTTATCGCATCACTAAGACAGGTACTCTAGAAGAAAAAGAGAAGGCTAAATCAATTTTACGGCGTGAAAATTGGTTAGTTAACGTTTATGTCATTAATGACCCAGTTAACCCTGACAATAATGGCACAATTAAGTTGTTGCGCTTTGGAAGACAGTTACATAAAGTCGTCATGGAAGCTATGCAAGGTGAGGAGGCCGAAGAGTTAGGTCCTCGTATCTTTGATTTAAGTAAAAATGGTGTCGACTTTCGTATCAAAGTTGAAAAGCAAGGTGATTTCCCAACATATGTATCATCTAAATTTGGGATGCCTAAGGCAGTTGAAGGTGTTGACACTAAAAAGGCAAAAGAACTGTATGAAGCCATGACAGACCTTGAAACAGTCTTTACAGTAAAGAGCTATGATGAACTAAAAGAATTGTTGAACGAACATTTCTTCTGTATAAGTACTGATGAAAGTGCTAATACCCAACAAACATCAACAAAAGTTCTTGAGACGGCACCAGAACCCGATAAGCCGGCTGACAAAACCGGAGATGATGACGGTGACGAGGACGACGATGATATTGCAAGTTTGTTGAATAGCTTAGACAATATCGAATAATGGAACAACCCCAACAGCCTGTAGGACAAGGTCCGGATCCGCACGCTCAACCGAAACGTACAGATGTAAATTATAGCGCTGGGTTGGATCCAAATTATAACCCTGAGAGCGAAAGCTCTCAGGGTAATCCTATGGAGGATGCAATGGCCATTAGGGGTATGTTCGGTGCAATGCATAATGAACTTAATGAAGTAAACTCAAATATTATTGAACAGTCTTCAGGGTTAAAAGCAAAACAAATAAACAAAGAGGTGATGGATAGAGATATTCTAAACTTGGTGGGTAATCCTCAAATGCAACCCCAAATGGGTCAACCCCA